GTTTGATCGGAGTCACAACCTCCTGCATTACTTTGAAGTAGTTTTCGTGTTTTGTTGCCAGGGTGTAAGATCTTCCTGCGGCTAACAGGTATGTCCATTCAAAAACCCTTGACTCGTTCATCTCTCCGGAAAACAGAGCCACCTTTTTATTTTCCTGTACTACCTGCAAAGCTATCTGCGTTAAGATTGTTGACTTGCCTGCTGCGCGAAATCCAGAGAATACAGACATTTCTTTTTTGTTCAGCCCAATGATCCACTTATCAATCAACCAGATGCCTGTTTTTATTGACACGATCTGGCTTCGGTCTTTGGGCTTTGCGGTCATGCTTGTAAAAAACCACTTGCCTTTATCCTCGTTCACAAATCAAAGCCCCCTCCTGCATTTTTTATCGGTCCTGCCTTTTTTCCACCGCCTTGGTTCAGATACCCCTCAAACTTATTTGAAAACAGTGTTTCCGGTCTCAGGTACTTTTGCATGTCGGTTCCAGACCATTCAGCAACCTTGACATCGATAACCGTGTAAAAGCTTTCGAGGGTAAATTTTTCATTCATTCTCGCTTTTATCAGGTCTTTGGTTTTTTGAGAGGTATGCATATAAGATGTTCCGGCTTTCAAGTTTAAGTAATCAACAATGGTTCTGTATGGCAGTCTTTCCTCTCTCTCTTCACTCTCTTTCTTATCTATAGTTTCAGTTTCAGTTTCAGTTTCCATATGTTGAACATATGATTTACATGTGTTTAACATATCTTTATCATGTGTACCCTTTTTACTTGCTCTGTTCTCGCTTCTGCTCTCCGAATAGGCAATTCTTCTGTTTGACTCCTTTTCGAGCTTGATGTTGAAGTACAGCCCGTTTTCATCAATTTTGAAATGTTTGTAAATGTCTTTATCATATGATTTACACATCTTCAACATATCTTCTTCTGATAATCGCCCGTTTTGATGCTCGTAACACATGATCCTTATGTACTTTCCGACCTGTTCGTCCGTCATTAACATCGTTCCAGACAAAAAGTCAGAAGTATAAAATAGAAATGCAGGATCTTTTGCCATTTAATTACCTCCCTTCCAGGATGCATTCATCCTGTTTATTTCTTCCGGCGTCATGGTCTCTATTCCGATTTCCTTAGCCTCTGATACAACGCCATTGATCAGCGTTGCCATTTGCTTACTGTCGTATAAACTTGACCCAAAATAGTAAAGTAGCTGTGTTCCCTCCCCGTTCTTTGTCTGCCCTACTTCCTCTGTCAATTTGTAAAGTTGCTTGAACATTTCAACCGCTTCGTTCTTGACAACAACATAGGTATATCTGCCGTAATCCTTGAGCGCTTTCAAATACAGTTCGTCTTTTGTCGTGTTCAGCACTTCCGCCATTTTCCCGAGTAGCGCCCACAAATACCCGTTGCTGTCCAGACTTCTTCGCTCCCTGTGTACCTTTATCTCGCAGTCAAGCGCCTTGCCCTTATCCGTTGCTGTCTTGAGTTCTTCAAGCGATTCAAGGCCGTCTCGCGACTTGAGCGTGATGATAATTTCCGGCTTCATGCCGGCGTTGAATTGTAGGCGAATTTGGCTTGCTTGCGATTTCAAAGATACGACCTCCCAAACTCTTTAATAAAATCATTCCGGCTTCCACGATTCAGTTCATACTCTGTTTGACACATCGCCTTGCACTTGTTCCAAAACTCATAATCCTGATGTATGTTCATGTGGCATTCGTGACAGAGGTCAAGCATGTAGTTGTACTTTTCAGATCGCCTTTTATTTGCCGCGTTGAAAATGTGATGCCTATCTGTTGCCGTTCTTCCGCAACCCTTGCAGGCTGTCCACTCTTTCACCTTAAGACCGGCGGCACTTCCATTTTCTGCGCCATGTCCTTAAGCTGGTCGATGTTCAAATCAGTGAGTTTTTTGACTTTTGCATCGAGCTTGTTGTATGCCGTGAGTGCGGTGGAGTAGATGTCATAGCAGAATCCATCTGCAGATCCTTTGTCCTTGCCTATGGCGTCGGGATAGAGCAGGTGACCGATATGATTGATAATCTTCTGCTTATCGTCTACGGGAGGCGAGGGAGGCACCGGCGGCACTACAGGCGTGATTGTCGCGGTCTGCGGCTTAGGCGTTGTCTTTGGTTTGGTTTCTTCAGGTGTTCCTGCGTCGGGATCCGGCATTTCTTCTGTCGGTATGCAAAACACCTGAAATAGTGCGTACTTAAACGCGATTGCCATTGCCTTGTTGCTGCCCTTGTCTCCGGTGTCGTCTGATTCTCCAACCGTTACCGCCTCAACAAAAGATCCGTCATCGGCATAAAAAGCGAATTTAATTTTGAAGATTGACAGATGCGAGACACCGCCGTTCTTTGTCTCTCTGTCGCTCCTGTTCTGCTCTAAAACAGAGGGAACAACAAAGACGTGATACTTTGCCAGCATCGGCTGCAATGCGTTCATAACGTCGTCAATACCCCTGTACATGAACCCTTGCTGTACATTCTTCTTGCCTTTTGCGACTGCTCCGATTTCGCCAATGATCGAGCATATAGCCGCGTAGATTTTCGGTTCATAAACTTTCAGTGTTTCGGTGCTCATTTTCAGCCCTCCTTGATTTCTCGGTAGCTATATCCCATCTGGTTCAGCATCTCGATTAATGCTTCAATTCTTTCAACCGTGTCCGTGATTGCAATTCTGATTGTGCCATTACCCGCCGGTGTTGCCCGTTCATTGACTTCCTCCGGTCCCGGTTCAAAGGCAGGAAAATCAAAATCGTCAGGTGAGAAGTCAGGCGTAGCAAAGTTATCAATCGGGGGTTCAGGCAGATACTTGAGGAAAGGAATAACGCGAGTAGGCACATCTTCAATGGTTCCGAATCCGACAATCTGCGCTTCCTGTATTCCGCTTCTTGTTTCAACGTCTAAAACTTGCCCCGCAAAGTATTCAAATCCATCAGGGATAAGATAGGAATATTTCTGTCCGTCAAATCCTCCCTCAGGATGTCCGCTCTTGTAATTTACAAATGCTATTTTCTGTAGGGTCGATTCAGCAACGGATTTCGACTCAACCACGGGTTCCGGTATCACTTCGGGTACCGGCTTGTACACCTGCTTCTGCGCCTCGATCTGCGCTCTCTGCATCTCGATAGCCTTGTGCTTTGCCGCGACGCTTGTAATCGCCTGTGAGGCGTTCAGCGTGGGTATGTACTCAACAAGGATCTCTGCTTGATTTTCCTGCGTCTTGAACATTTCGAGTTCATCGGCGACCTTGTCGATAAATGCGGCACATTGTTTCTTGAGCGTCTCGACGTTCGCGGTTTTGGTTATATTCAGCCCGATACGCTCAAATGTTAAGAAGTCAATATTTGGGTAGTTCTCGAGAAAGCCGTCAAAGAATGCGCGGATGTCTGTCTCTTTGAATGCCTTGATTGCATCCTCGACCGTATCAATCTTTACCTTCAATTGACCGTCGGCATCATCATAAATGTCGGTTATGCAGGTCTTATAAACCTTGAGGAATTCCTCATATGCTGCCATGTACTTGTTTTTCAGTTCCATGCGCTGCGCTTCAAAGGCTTTCTTCTCGTTGTTGAGGTCGGCCCGTGCCGCCTTGACGATCTTGACCGTTTCATCGGTGCAGATCATTGACAGGTATTCGGCGACCTTTTTCTGGATCTCTGCCGATTTCGTTTTCAGGTGCTGCGTAATAATTGGAAGCTGTTCAAGCGTGATCAGTTCGTTAGATGTTTTTTTGGTTGCCATTTAGTTCCCCTCCACTTTGAAATTATCGACGCAGTCAGCGCAGAACACGCAGCCGCATATCTCGTATCTGGTTTCACCCGTGATGTCTTCGCTGCACTCGTCACATATAATCTTCGGTTCTTCTTTGGGTTCCGGAGGATCAAGGTATTTATCCTCTGCCCTATCCAACGCGGCCTGTTGTGCGTAATCGTTGTACATTTTGATTTCCCTCTATTAGTTGTAGTTTTCTGCCTCTTTCCGTGTAATGAAAAAGTGAATCCCGGTAGAACATTCAATCCATCTATCCTCGTCGAAGTTATCAACACGGACGGTCTCGCCTTTGCGGTAAACAAAACTCTTGTCATATCCAGAAACCGCTTCATCCGCTCCGATTATTTCGAGCACTACGGCTTCTGAACATCTGCATTTTCGGGTAGTTGCAGAAGATCTCTTTCCGGTGACCAATAGCTTGACGATCACACCAGATTTTCGAGAATCGTTTCCGTCTCTGGCTGTTTTCCAAGCTATAAAATCGCCTTCTTCGGGGCAGGATAGAGCGAAAAACGCAGTTGTTTCGTTGTATTCTGCGCGGCTGAGGTCTGCGCTCCTGAGGTCTGCGCGGCTGAGGTTTGCGCGGCTGAGGTCTGCGCTCCTGAGGTCTGCGCGGCTGAGGTCTGCGCCACTGAGGTCTGCGCGGCTGAGGTCTGCGCTCCTGAGGTCTGCGCGGCTGAGGTTTGCGCGGCTGAGGTCTGCGCGGCTGAGGTCT